TATAAGGGAGGCTTCGACCTTCTCGGCATCCTCGACCCATTGTCGCGCATGAACGCTCCAGGACCAGCTATCAGGCGACCATGCAGCAGGTCGCTTGCAACTGTCGCGATTGGCAAGGTCGACGCCTTCGAGCGATTTCACCACCTCAACCAGTTCGCCGGTCGATATGTCAAAAACCCCGATCATCAGCTGAGCACGAAGCTTGCATCGCCATTAACGGCGATCGTTCCCCCGCCGCTGTAGCGACGATTGACGAAGTCAAATTCATAATCGCCGCTCGCTGGCGCGGTCATGGAAGCGGAAAATGATAGCACGGACGGCTCGCCCGGCAGCGATCCATACGCATCCTGCACTTCGTCGCTGACGTCTATCCACGCGCCACTGCCAGCAGGGGTGCGATAGCAGAACTTGCCAGCCAGCGCGCCGGCCGATCCCGACGCCATGTAAGGAAGATTGACGGAGAGCGACACAAAATTCCCGGCCTCCAGCGTCTTGGTAAAAGGCCCGCCATTTGAATGCACATAAGTGTTCGCGTTGCGGATTGAGATGCTTGTGTCTGTTTGCGCTCCGCCGGCGACACCATCGCGAACCTTGGTCAGTTGAACCGAGCTCACCCCGATTGGCGTCTCATCATAGCTGACCGTCAGGTCTACTCTTGCTGTCTCGGCAGTGATGCTGCTGATAGTGAGAACCCTGTTATTTGTCCCACCCAACGAAGCCGTGCAGCCGGTCGATGTGATAGAATATGTGGTAAGCGGGTCTTCGCTTATATCGAGCGCGCCCTGGAAGGCGTAAAAGGTCGTGGAAAGCGGAAACTGGCCAGCATTCGGCGCACCAGAGCTCGCGCAGCTGATCGCCTTCACCCAGCTGGCCGGCGCCACCGAAAAACCATCCGCGCCGCGCACGATCTCGCTGGCGATATCATCCTTGTCCTCGCCTGCGGTCAGCGCCGGTGTGGGCGGCGCGGTCCCCGTCCGGCCGAGCGCGAAATCATGCTTCGCCGTCGTCTCGGTCGCCAGCGTGAAGGTGACGTTCATGGTGCCCGGATCGGGCCTGCGCGTCATGATGATCGCATCGAGGCCGGCAAGGCCATGCTCGGGCAGGTCGAGCGTGATCATGTCGCCCGGCCCGAAATGCCGCATGTGCGGCTTGCACGGCAGGATGATCGGCATTTCCCGGCTGTCGAGAAGTTCATAGGCCGCCAGTTGCGCGGCCTGATCCTTGTCCTGCACCAGATCCCACTGGCGCTCTTCGATCTTTTCCTCGCCATCTTCGGTGACATAGGTGGAGATGCTGACCAGATCGGACTGGACATATTCCCACTTGTTCGCCTCTGACCGATATTTGGGACGGATGCCATTGAGCCGACTGGCCCATGGCTGCATCGCCGTCACTTCGACATCGTCATCGGCCAGGTCTGCGTCGGTGACCGTGTAGATCGACACGCGGGGCATGTTTACCTTGAGGCCGAGCTTACCGCCGCGCCACAAGGGCTTGGCCGCGCCGGCGTCGATGATGCGCTTCAGATTGGCCCAGCGGTCGCCGGGTTCATAGATGACGCCGCCGACCGTCCACCCATTGGCGGCGCAGACATTTGACAGGGTAACGAAGTCATCTACGATGATGCCGTCGACCGGCAGTCCTGCGCCAAACGTCTTCTTGCCGTTGCGATAGCGACCCAACACGTAGCTGATCGCCTGCGAGCCGGGATCTTGATTATAGGTCCAGGTCGCCTCGTTATCCGCGCGGTGACTGCCCGATCCACCGGGGAAGCTGCTGTCCTGGCGGGCGTCATAGCCCATCACGCCCTGCCAGACGGCGCCTGACGTGGGCCAGCCGGAAGCAAAGCGTTTGCCATCCTTATCGAACTTGCCGTTCCACAGGATCGCCGCCTTGCTCGACAGCTTGTACGCGCTGCCCCAGCGAGGCATGCCGCTGAAATGCGGTACCAGCGCCGTCTCGCTCCACAGGCCGCGCCGATAGTCGCGATAGAGGAAGCCCGAATAATATCCGGTCGCAGCGTCGCCGCTGACCGGGATCTGGGCATAGTCGAGGTAGATGCCTTCCAGAGCCTGGCACGGCCCGCCGACCGAATAGACGATGACCTGTCCGCGATAGGGGTTCTTCACCTTTTTGAGGGTGGCGCCATAGCCCACGTCATGGCGGAGCACACCGCCGGAATAGGTTCGACCGATGATGCAGGGCGACACCGCCTCGCGCGAAATGATGACCTGATTGATGGTCCCACGCGCCGGCGGCTTCTTCGCGGTCATCTGCGCGGCGATCGAAGCGACGGTCGAGGCGACCGACGCGATCGTTGCGACGGTGGTAAGCGTGGCAGCGGTGATGCCGGTGCCGGCGATCGTCGCGGTGCCAGCCAGGGCGGCGGGCGCGAAGGCGCCAAGCGCCGCGCCGCCCGTGGCAGCCACCAGCGCGACGGCACCGGCGATTACGGCCACCTTGCGAAGCGTCTTAGACACGCCACGCTCCCAGCGGCTGTTCCAGCGCCAGCATCGGCTTAATCCCGCTCGGGTCATCGTCGTGCCAGCCAAGCAGCTTGCCGCCGACGCAGATGCAGATGCTGTCGAACGGCCCATCGCCCTCCATCAGCGCCAGATCGCCGACCAGCATTTGCGCAGGAGCAATGCGCGGCAACAGGCTGTCGAGCAGGGCCGACAGATCGGCAAAGCCCTGCTTCGCCAGTGCCTTCTGCGCGCCAAGGGCAGATCGGAAGTCCGGAATCGTCGGCGGCTTGTGATCCATATTGCGCAGATGATGCCGGGCGAGATGAATGCAGGTGGCGCGCGTCTTCCAGTCGAATGGCATTGCGCGATATTTGGCCAGCGTGCGCCGGGTCGCATCCGCACGGCGGACCAGATCAGACATAATCGAACCTCGGATTATTGAGGGCGTTGGAGAAGGCGCCGCCGAGCCCGCTAAGGGTGGAGGCGCCGCTGTTGGTGCCGGGCGAGGCTTCAGTGCCCCAGGCGACCGACACGCTGTCGCTGGCATTTTCTTCGCCGCGTTCGCCGGGATAGACGGACTTGTGGAAGGTATCGGACAGGTTGTTGCCGTCGTTCGAATTGAAGAAGCGTTCGCCGCGCGGCACGATCGTCATGCGCAGTTCCCGTTTGCGCATGCCGACGACGAACGTCACCTGGTCCAGCATCCCGTCAAACTGCTGATCGGGCGTGCCCACGATCTGGCCGGTCAGATCGTCCAGCTCGGCCGTCCATAGCCGAAGCCGCGATCCCTGCATGCCCGGCGCAGCCAGATCCGCTGCGGCCGCGGTGGTGGCGGGCAGGAAGGTCAGCGAAAATGCCGGCACTTCATCGCCGACACCCTCTTCGAAGGCCTCCATCGCCCCCAATATGCCAAAGGTCGGATCACGGGCGACGAACTTTTCGGCACCCCATGGCACCCATCCGCCATCGCAGATCCGCATGACGCGACCATCGCGCAGTTCCAGCTTCAGCAGGCCCGAAAGCCGGATACGGCGCATCAGCGGCTCCCATGACAAGGATGCGGCAAAGTGCCGCACCGTTACGAACGATCAGATTCTGGTCAGTGAGCGACGGCGCTGAGCGCGAAGCCGGCCCCGGTGATGAACGCGGCCAGCGACAGGACCGCAGCGATGATAGCGCACCGCTGAGCGAGAAGGCCCATCCGGTGACTTTGCATCGGATCGCGGGTGCTGTTGAGGCCCATCAACGCATCTTGCGCACCCCATGCCATGCACTGCGCCATCTCATAATATCGATCCTGCGACAGGTGCGCGCCGAGAAATGCCAGAACATTGAGCACCAGCCCGGTAGCGAACATGGAGAATGCCCACCAAAGGCTCGAAAGGTCGAATTTCAGACCCGTTGCCGACCCCCCCAGTGTGAACAGCCCCACCAGCGCGCCGCCGTTGATCAGGGTAAGCGCCTGCAAGCCGCTCTGCGCCAGGGAGATGGAGAATTTCAGCCGCTCCGTTGCCTCGGCATTCTGCGCCTCATAGGTCTTCATCAGATAGAGGCGAAGATCCTCGTCCATGAGAAAGTCCCCCAAGCCATCAGCGGAATGTCGCACATCATCGCGCATCAGGCCATTTCCTCGATCGTGAACTGGATGCCGATCAGCTTGTCGCCGCGCACCAGCTGCCAGCTCTGCTCATTGCCGGCGACGTCGCCTTCGATCATCGGCTGATCGAGATAGACGCCCGCTCCATCACCAAATGGCACGCGTAGATGCTCCGCCAGCACCAGCGCCATTTTGCCATCACTCCCGGCTGTCGCGCCGGTGAAGACATTGTGCAGATAATGCTGGCCGGCGCCATCGACTATGGACAGCCAGAAGCCCTTGTGGACGGAATAGCCCGGCGTCACGCCGCGCAAGTTGATGATGCGTCCCGCCTGGTCCGCCCCGTCCATCACCACGACACCCGATCCGCTCTGATCCACGCCCTGGAGCGGATAGGGCATGCGTATCCCTTCCTGCTTGCCCCGGACCAGGTCCGAGACAAGGGCGCGGCGCTGGAGCGCGGTCCCAATGCCGATCGTCACGGCTGCCCGATAATGGCCGCCCGGCCGATCGACGCGGATGCCGGTCCCGCTCGTCCCACCGCGCACCGTAGCGCCGACGTCGACAAATGCCGGCTCGACGGTCGCGCGGGGCGTGTCGATCGAAAGTTCGATCATGCGAGCCTCCGACCATTGCGCTTTGCTACAGCTTGCTGCGCCCCATTGCTCGCACCGACCGCGATCAGCGGCGCGGCGGTCGCAACCGTGTCGGCGCTCACCCCCGCGCTGATCTGCGCCACTTCGACATCGAACAGGTCGCCCTTGATGACGCGCACCTGCAAGCTGTTGCCCTGACCAGCCATCATGCGGCGGCTATCGCTTGCAGTCATGACCTGGGCGCCGCGCGGCATGTTGACGATTTCCGGTCCATTTTCGCCAACCAGCATCGCGCCGGCGGGCGTGTAATTATTGCCGATGGCAGACCCCAAGACGTTCTCGCCCTTCACACCGCTGCTCGATCCGATGAGGCCAAAAAGATTGCCGATCGTCGGCAGGGCTCCGCCTGATATCTTGTTCTGGATCGGGTTGATGACTGCCAGTTTCCAGAACGCCTGGGTGACATCGCTGATCGCTCCTAGCGCCAGGCTCTTCCAGCTGGTCCAGCTGCTCGGATCCAGCAGCTTGCTGATCGCATCGCTACCGATGTCACGAAGCGCTTCCATCTTGTCGACGCTCTCGCCCAGGATCTGATTGAAGCTGATCTGCGAGGCCTTGCGGGCAATTGCATCCTTTGCCGCCTCGCTGCTCAGATCTAGGCCCTGGCGCTGCAGGTCTATCTCGAAGCGCTTTAGCTCGATCGCGGCCTCGATCTCTTGCCGGGATTTGCCGCGCGTCTCCCATTCGACATTGAGCAGGACGGTGCCGGCGATGATGTCGTCATTGATGGACCGGATCAGTTTTTGCTGATCAGAAAGCCTGTCCCCCTCCGCCGCCAAGCTGTCGCGTGCGCCGGATCCGCCGACCTGACTGTTGAGCCAGCCGTTACGTTCCTTTTCCAGAGCGAGCGATGCACGTGCTTGCGCCTCTCGTTCTCGTTCGCCTTCCCGTGCCGCGCGCTTGGCAGCACTATCGGCGTCCCGCTGCGACTTGGCGTTCGCCTTATCCTGCACGCCCAACGCGTCGAGCTTGATCCGATTATCCCACGCGATCTGCGCGCCGGCGACGGTCGCCTCCGCATTGGTCAGCTGATTTTGCAGACTGGAGCGCTGTTCAAGCAGATCATTGCGCAACTGGACGTTGGCGCGGGTCCCCCCGGTCGTCGCGATGCGCTGGTCGAGCGTGCCCAGCTGTCCCTGCAATTGAGCAACGCGGATCTTGCTGAGTGCCAGATCCTGCGCCCCGACGCGCCCCTGAGCGGCTGCCAACCGGTTCAGCGCTGCCGTGAAAATATCAACCTTGGCACCCGCCTTCTGCGCATCATCCCCTGCGCTGAAGAACTTCTCGCCCAGCATGGCAACTAGGGGAATGGCTACACCGATGGCGAGGCCGACAGGCCCAGCCAGTATGCTTGCGAACCTGGCGAATTTGCCGGCACCACCTTCCGTGCTGTTTGCCATGAGCTGCAGCGCGCCGATCGCCTGTGGCGCCTGCATCGCAAAGGCCCGAATGGCGTCGGTGCCGCCAAGCACCTGGACGGTGAAATCCTGTGCCTGAAACCCCAACTGCTGCATGCCGGCTCGCATGGCGCCGGAAGTCCCGCTATTGTGTGCCTGTGCATTGCTGACCGCCTCAAGGGCAGCTTCCTCGACACGGAGCTTGGCACAATATTCGTCCAGCGTGATAGCGCCTGCCGCGACAAGCGTGCGCGCCTGCGCGATCTCATTATTGAAGCGCTGCTGGGCCGCCCATGCCGGATCGAGCTGCGCGCGCAGCGCCGCAGCGCCCGCCGTCAGGCGCTCCTGTTCGGCAAAAAGCTCGCGGAATGCCGCCGCCGATACGCGGGCCGACCCTTCGTTCAGCGTCGAGCCTGTGCCGACGCTGTCATTGATCTGCATCTGAGCGGCCGTCTGCGGCATGATCGCGGCGATCTTCTGAGCAGCGGCGGCCTGCCGGCGAAGCGCGCTTTCCACATCCTGCGACGCTTTATCGAACCCCCTAGCGACCCGCGCCGCTGCCGCATCGCCAGCATCGCCATATTCGCGGAAGTCGCGCTTGGCGTCTTCTTTGCCCTCGGTGCCGAGGCGTACAGCGACTTTAGGTGCTGTCATCTGGACTTTCCTCGATGAGTTGATCGAGCAGCATGCGTTCGATCGGCGGGAGAACCTGCGCAAGCAGGGGCATATCGGCAAGTTGGGCGGCGCCCAGCGCCAGAACGGCGCCGAAGTCGAGGCCATAGGGCGCGCCCATGCCAGCGCGCAGCTGACGACCGCAGCCGGAGATCACGTCCCAGACAGAAGCCCCGGCGTCGGTCTGTGGCTCATTTACGCGGTAGGGGCAGCTTTCTTCGCGGCCCTTTTCCGGGTCCGCTTCGCACCGGCCGAGACGGTGCGCCTGGCAGACCGATTGGCAGTAGCCGGCGCCGGCGTCTCCCCCGCTGAAATGCCATTCGGCGAGGGAGACAATACGTTTTTTTCCAGCTCCTTCAGAACGAAGGGGCGAACATACGCTTCATCCAGACGCTCGAATCGCAGCGGATCGGCCAGGAAGATGCGCAAGAGATCGGGCGTCACATCGACGGGATTGCCATCGGCGTCGCCGACGCCCTCCCAGGCATCGATGCCGGACATGAGCAGGCTTTCAGAAAGCACGTCGCCGGCTTGCTCGACCAGATCCTGAGGTAACGTGGCGTCATCATCTTCCGGCAGCTGATTCCCGATCGACGCCGCAGCAGCGCGCCGAGCGTTGCGCAACGCAATGCGCCCGATGGGAACGAACCGAACCCGCACCGCTGGCAGACCGTCGGTCGCGGCCTGATCGGTGAACCACCACGGCTCTAGCGCCTTCTTTTCAGCATCTAGGTTTATCGCTGCACCCGACATCAGAAGCTGTCTTTCTGATTGCCAGTCGCCCATTCGATCTGGATTTGACGTTCTTCCTCGATCGTCTTGAAGCGGTTATCCTCGCGGACAAGCGCGCCATCTTCGACCGCATAGCGTACCACCCGGCCTTTCTCTGCGTCGGCCTCGATCACCTTGTCGATCCGCTTGCCAGTCTCAACGTCGATGACGCGGACGGCGGAACAAACCGAAGGCGGGGTGACGCCGATCTTTACATAGGTGGGCGGCGCTTCCTCCTTAACCTCGGGCGAAGCGACTGCGCCGGGCGCGGCGATTTCCTGCGCGACGACGTCAGATGGGGCAGTAGCCTTCGTTTTCGTCATAATATCCTCCGTCAGTAGCTGGCGATGCCGTTCGCCAAAAAGGCGGTGACCTTGTGACCGCCCTGTCCCGACGCCTGGCAATTGAAGTCCTGCATGATCCCGTTCGGCCCGCTGAACGACCGCTTGACGCGGGGCAGGAAGACGCGGGGCATTGTGAAGTTTAGACCCCGTGGGCCGCGGTTCCACCCTATGCCGGAAATATTGACCGGCGTGCCGTCCGTCGCTGCGTTGAGCAGATCGACGTTGTTGAAGCGCGCCGTGAAGCGCAGCTGGGCCTGAACTACACCTGGCACAACACCGCCGATCCGGCCATCCGGCTTGATAACCTCGACCTTATCGAGCGAATTGGAAATCGATAGATCGGCGGAGACGATATTGCCCAGCGCAACACCGTCGCGCTCAATCGTGCCCGACGCTTGCGCGAATCGCGGGCCATTCAGGTTTGTCGTGGTACCGGCGACAGGAGCACCTACCGGCGCGCTCTCGCCCTGCGCGATTAGCGACATAGTCGCATTGAGCATCCCAGACCGGGCCATAGCAATACGCATCTGGTTGACCACGGCCCCATAGTGGACCGAAAAGGCGGGGACATCCGGGTTGCCGATTTCGATTGATCGGCTCGGCAACATTGCGGCGCCGGACTGAAAAGAATGGACGAACGAACCGCCGCTGCCCGTCGTCGTCGGCTCGCCGAAAAGGCCTTTAAGCCAGAAGCCGATCGCATCTGTGTCGACCGGAACGACGATATCGCCGTCATTGGTCGCCACATCATAGGACGGGTCCAACCCCTCACGGCCGAAGCCGAGCAAATCGTCCTCGATCAGCGGCCGTTCCTCGCCCATGCTATGGCTGACGAACGGCAACTTTCGGAACCCGGTCGCCGGGGTAGTACCGTACGCCGATTCCTCGACCGCGTGCAGCACCGCGTTGATGCCCATGCCAAAACCCATGGCAAACTCCTGTGTGTTAAAGGGGACTGTCGGTCGAATAGGTGGCGACGATGTCGAACATCCCGCCCTTTTGGGTCTGGCCGCCGGTCACATTGATGTTGACCAGTTCCAGCGCGGTCACATCAAGGTAGCCGACCAGGCCGCCAAGAAATCGGTCGGCCGCGACTGCCGCGCCGATGGCGCCGGCCATCCGGTCCAGCACCAGGCGCAGCGGCTCCGACGAAACATAGGCGGCAATCTCCACCGGGATCCGGTGACTATAATGATAGGTGGGAGGCGACAGATCGATGTCGGGTTCGCCCGGCTCCCCGTCGCGCAGCCAGACGGTCCCATGCGGGTCGATCCGGCGCGGCCGATCGGCGCTGTCATCCTCCAGCGTCACGAAGCGATAGTCCGGGATCGCCAGCTGCAGCATCGCCGCGACGGCCTGATCCACCTCATAGCTTTTTGCCATATCAGCCCCACTTGGCTCGAATGCGCCGGGCGACATTGGCCGCGCGCTGCTGGGCGGGGCCATCCAGGTCATAAAGGCGCGGCATTCGAACGCCTCTGGTCAGCGTAAACATCAGCACCGGCTTGGCCTTGCGGGGCGCCATGCCCCGCCGGCCTTGCGTTCGACCCGCCGTCGCACGGCGGTAGCCGCCCGACAGGCCGGACACGACATCGATGAAGGCCTCGCCCTTATTGCCCTCGATCACGATCTCCAGCTCGGCATTGAAGTGCAGTTCGACTTCCTCCGGCGACATGCGCGTGCCGTTCGATCGCTTTACGGATGATGCATAGGTGCCGCCGCTACGACGTGCCGGGACATTGCGGGTCGGTATCCACAGCCATTTGCCGCCGTTGACTGGGCGGATGTAGGCCCCCTTAGCGAAAGCGTCGATGATCGCCGGCGCGTTGGACCAGACATAGCCGGCAGGGTTCAGGGAGCGGCCGCCTTTGGGATAAGCCTCCGACCGCCAGGTGTTGGCAAGGCGGTTACCCATGCCCGCGTCCCGCACCTGCTTGCGATAGTCGTCCTTTAGCCCGTTCGTTTCCTCGCGCATGATCTGGGTGATATCGGCGGCGATCTCGCCCTCGGTCGCATGAAGCTGGTCGGCAAGCGAAGTGCTTGACCGCTGCGAGGTCAGCTTCATCGCGACGGGTCGACCGGTTCTGCGCCGATCGTCCAGGCCAAGCCCTCGGCATCGCCAACGGCCTCCCCGGTCAGGCGAAGTTCTTCGCCGGGCACGAACTTGCCGGCATCATCAAGATATCCGGCGATCAGCGTGTCACCATCCTGCAGATCGGCGACGTCCGACTTGCGGATTTCGACGATGATCGACCCAGTGACGATCTGGCCATTGCCCAGGCGCGCCATCTGGTCATTGCGCCCGCGGATGATGCGGACGCCGGTCGTGTGCACCCCATAGATCGAGGTATGTTCCGCCGCTTCGGAGCCGGGCGCATGGAAAATGACGTCCAGCGCCGAAGCGAACGGATCAGACATCAGGCGACGATGCCGAGCTTGACGCGAGCGGTCGCATCGCCCGAGGCTGCCGCCTTGGTTGCCACGCCGATCAGCGTATTGCTGGTCGCGGTGGTCGTGACATTGAACGCCACGTTGTCCCAGTAGAGCTTGGCACCTGCGGTGATTGCGCCAGCAGCCTTGGGGAAGTCGAACACGCCTTCGGTGACGCCTACGACCGGCGCCCCACTGGCAGCGGCACCCGAGGCGACCGCAAAGAGCGAGCCGACAAGGAAGCCTTCGCCGCTGGTCAGGGCGCGCGGAGCGGTGAGGTCAATATTCTCACCCTTCTGCACAAAATTCTTCATGGTGGATCTCCATATTCCTCACATGCAGTGGGAATGTTCGGGGTGGTTAAGCCTCGCGGGCGAGCTGGATGGCCGAGATGATGTCAGCCTTGTTCTTTGCATCGCCGAGGTCGATCTCCTCGGCAGCGGCAAGCGCCTTGAGGTCTTCGACCTTCATCTTGGTCATATCGATGTCGTCATCTTCGGCGTCATCCGGATCTTCCGGTTCACCGTAGAGTCGGCCGGACGCCTTAAGGCGACCTGCTTCGTCATCCGACACGAGAAGGGGGCTTTCGATGGGATAGCGGACGGCGCCGTCAATCACGGCCGGCCCGCTGAGGTTCACGATCTTCATCGCACATCTCCGCGCCTGGCGCCGCGCGGGCGCCAGGTCTTTCATGAGGTCAGGGGAGGCCGGCGCTTAGTTGCCCGGGTTCTTGTACATGCCGCGCCAGTCGATCGGCGCAGCGCCGACGTCGAGGCGCGCCTTGGTCTTGACGCCATCGACGTCAAATCCGGGCTGCGTTTCGATGAACACGCCCTCCTGGCCTTCCAGGTGGGAGAATTCGATCGTGTCGATCGAAGCCGGATCCGCGATCAGATACCAGCTATTGTCAGTGATGCGCGGCTCGACGATCAGCTGCAACTTGCCCACGAACGGGTTGACGTTCGACGTCTGGGTCGCATTGACGGCCGTCAGGAACTGCTCCGCCTCCGTTTCCTTCGCCGGGCCGACCACCAGATAGGCGGGGCGAACGACAATGAAACCGCCTTCCGCGCTCTTCTGCTGGGACATAGCAAGGCGACCGGCCGCGATGGTGGTGACGGTGATTGCACCGCCGCTCGCCGCCAGGTTGCCATGGGCGGCGCTGAACAGCGCGTTGCCATCGGACATGACCGGGTTGCTGATCACGATACCCCAGACCAGGTCGCTTTCGAGGTCACGAGCCTTGAAGCCGAACTGGGTCGGGATGCGGCTGAACAGGCGCTTGTCATCGTTGATGATCGCCTGGCGAGTGATCGCGATGATGCGGCCGTAGGTCTGGAGCTTGTAGCTCATACCACTGTCGGACATCGCGCCATAGGTGAACTCGGCATTTTCACGGACCAGCAACAGGGACGGGGCGTCGCCCAGACCAATGATGTTGGTATCCTTGAAATCCGGGAGGGTTCCTCGCGAGACGATCGGGCCGAAGGTCTGCGGGGCGGCAAGATAGGCCTGACGCAGCCGCTTCGCCGC